TTGGCCAGGTTACCCAGGTGCCTGCCGTCGAAGGGCGCGGCGTCGATATGGATGTGGATGCCGCACTGGCTGTTGATCTTGCCCCCGGCGCGGCGGATGGCCCGGACCACCTCCTGCAGTTGCGGGATGTCGTCGTAGCCGAGCACCGGGCTGACCATCTCTGCTCGCAGATGGGCCGGGACGCTGGTCAGGGAGGCGTCCCCCACCACCTTCCAGACGCGGCCGCGCAGGTCCTCGACCTCCCAGGGGTCGTAGTTGCTCGGGATGCCGACATGGCGGACCGTGCCGCCCACCACCGAGTGGATGGCCCAGGCGATCTGTTCCCGGGTGCGTTTTACGGTCTCGATCTCGATGCCGTACTGGATCTCATTCAGGTTCATGCGTGCCTCCGTCGTTCATGGCGCTTCTAAGTCGTTGCCTGGCAGGGCTTTTTAGCCTCTGCTTACACCATGAATGAATGCTTCTTTCCGGACACAAATCAAGTAGAAGAACAGCCGAAGCCGACATTTAACACGTTTATTTTCAATGACTTGCAATTCGAGCCGGTCCTCATGACGCAAGGACGGGAAAACCCCGGACAGGGCTTGCCGTATCCGGGGTTTTGTTGGGGTGGTAAACGGTTGAACCGGTTCAGCCGAGGGCGGTTTCTCCGGTAATCAAGCTGGTATGCAGTTCCAGATTACGCGACTCGTCAGCCCTCATGCGCCTTAGCAACGCAGTAAAGGCCTTAGCCTCGTCGGGCGGCAGACCCGAGGCCCGCTCCAGTCGTACCAGGCGCTGGTGCAGATTTTCGAGCAGGCCCAGGGCATGGTCGCGGATCAGGCCATCGCGCTTCTCCTGCGGCGAAGGGATAAATTCGGTCATGCCGCCAGTGCGTCGAACGATCATGGGCATGCCTCCTTAGCTCAGGGTCGCGCCCAGCGAATGGATGCGCGGGTAGCTCAGCGGCGTTCCAGTCATCTCGGCCTTGTAGCGGACCTTGTTGCCGGTGTTGTCGGTGAAGGTGCGCACCAGTGTGTACTCGGTCCAGTTCTCGTCGATGGGCCGGGTGTCCTGAATGGTCATCGCCTCCCAGGTCAGGCCGCCGTCGTTGCTGGCGAACCATTGCAGGGTGGTGCCGCTGGGGATGCCCATCTGCACATAGGCCTTGGTTGAGTCCACCCCCTGGGTCAGTTCGTTTTCACGGGTCAGGTAGGCCCCGGTGGACTTGTTCAGGTAGCCCACCAGGTTGACGTCGCGGAAGTTGATGGCCGGGGTGTCGTTGGAAAGCGAGCTGTTCAGACGCACACGCACCTGAACCCGAGTGGCCAGATTGGGCAGCCGTTCCTCCTCGGCGGGAACCAGGGCATCCCAGGTCACGCCGCCGTCGGTGGAGTATTCCCAATCGAGGGCGGTGCTCTGGGGGATGGCGGAGTATTCGTCGAGGTTGATGTCGGAGAACTGCACGCTGGTAATCGGCTGGAAGCGGATCATCCCCTCGGACTGGAAGTTGTAACCGTAGATCTTGATCGCCAAATCGGAGCCGTTGAGCGGCGTCCAGGTCTCGGCGTTGGAGCTCTCCAGCAGCACGCCCTCCATGTAGGCCTGCCGGGTGATGATGCCCCAGCGGCCCATCTTGCCAAGGGTGGCGGTGCGCACCTTGTAGTTTGTGCTGTTGGTCAGCAGCACCACCGCATAGCTGCTGTTGGCTTCGGCATAAAACGGGTCGTTGAAGCGAATCCGGGTCTCGCCGCTCAGGCTGATCTCACTGGGAGCCAGCACCTTTTCAGCAAAGACCACACCGTTGGGCAGACCGGTGGTGACGCCCCGGATCTGAACAGTGACCGGAATGGATGGGTCTTTGGCGGTGAAATTGAGCCCGACGCTGGTGACCACCTGGTTCTGGGTGAAGCTGAAGGTCTGGGCCAGTGGATCGCGAGGCACGAAGATGGTCTGGGTGCGCCAGACCACCTGCACCACCGGCACGCGGATAATGCGGTTCTCGATGATGCGCTCGATGCGGGTGATAACCAGCGGATCGTTGATCTGCAGGCTGGTCCGAGCCGAGTAAACGCCGTCGTTCATCTCCACGATCCGGTTGCCGTTGCGGGCGTTGGTCGGAATGGTGAAGGAGGCGCTGACCCGACCGGCTTCGTCGCTGATCAGGTTGCTGGCCATTACCTGGCCGTCACAGCGCAGCACGATGCCGGATTTGCTTGGGGTGAAGTTGATGCCGGTGACGGCAATGCCGGTCTGCCCGCGCCGCCCGAGGTTGGGCGTACTCTGCAGCATGGCCGGAGGCTTGTCGAACACGGCGTAAGGGTTGATGTTGCGCTCCTCGGACCAATCGTTCTGCTCCACCAGCACGGTCTCGTTGCCCGGCAACAGTGCCAGGCTGCCGAAGAAGCTCGCGTTGCTGCCCGCCTGATCGACCGAGAGCACCGTGGAGTGCGGAATACGGTCCGGCGCGACGAACCGGGCGATCTCGTTGACCCGGGCGTCCCATTCGGCGTGGTAGATGTCCGACTGAGCGGTGTTCGAAAAGTCGTCCGAGTAGATGCCTTTCTTGGTCTGGGCGTCCCGGTTCTGTAGCTCGTTGTTCATCTGGTACTGGGCATCGTTGTACTTCAGGTCCTCGACGTCCTGAATGATGTCGTGGATCTGGTCCATGGTGATGCGGGTCAGGCCGAAGTTGCGGATCTCCATGTCGGTGGAGTTGGGCGGGCAATCGATACTGCACAGCCCCAGGGCGTTTTCCGGCACGATGGGCAGCTTCGGAAAATCCGCCGGAGCCCCTTCGAGGCGCTTGATCTCGGTGGTGGTGGCGTAAACGATGTCGCGGCGGCCAAGGTAATAGTCGTAATCCAGGCTGCAGTTGGAGCCGTTCACCGGCTGGTCGCCGAGGCTGCCGCGCCCGAAGTTGATCACGTTGAGGTTGCCCAGCTCGAGCTGGACCGGCGACATGGTGAGCCCGGCCGTGTTGGTGGCCGGAGGCGAAGCGGTAGTGGTTTCCTCGACGCCGTCGTCGACGTAGGAGATCGCCTCGCTGCCCAGCTCCATCAGGCGCTTGTAGTCGGTGCGTGCTCCGTTGGTGGCGGCCCGGTAGACACGATAGCCGGTCGCGCCGCTGACCGGCAGCCAGGAGAGCTTGTTGAGTTCCCCGGCAACGGTGGCCCGGGCGATGACCGCAGCGGCGTTGAAAGCTGTTTCGCCGGTGGCGTTGTAGGCGGTCACCAGATAGAAGTAGTTTCCGGCAGCCGGATGATTGGGTTGACCGAACCAGCCGCTGTCCGCGTAATCGGTGCCTTTGAGCATCTGCTTGGTGTAGGTCCAACGCACCGTGTAGGTGGTGCCGATGGCCGGTTCGTTGCCCGAGCCGAGCCAATCCACATGGTTGCCGGACTGCTGCCAGTCCACCCCCTCCTGGAAGATGGACGCCCCTTGGCTGACCTCGAGAATGTCGACCACCGGATTGGGATCGAGCAGATCTTCACCGCCGCCGACCGAACCGCGAGTGACGTTGCGGGTAATCTCGACGATAGCTTCCACCTGGGTCGTCTCCTTGAGCGGCGTGGAGTTGACCGGGTAACGGCGCTTGTTGATGTCGAAGGTCTTCTGCTCGCCGCGCACCGATTTGGTGGCAACCGATTTGGGCACCTGGGTCGAGGTGGGCAGATCGCGTTGATGCCGGAAGCCCTGGATGTAGGCGCGTCCGGCGTTGGTGATTGCCTCGATGCTATCGTCGTCGGTGCCGCCGATGAACGTGTCGAAACCTTTCACCAGGTAGCTTCCGGCCTGGTCGAAGGTTCGCTCGGCCAGGTTCTGGATCAGCGAATTGAGCCCCTCGGCGGCGGCGAAGGAGAGCTGGTCTTCCGTAATTGAAGAAACCGTGATCCGGCTGCCGGGAAGTGTGCCCAGCAGATCCCGCAGGTAGAGATTGGACTTCTCTTGCACCGTCGGGGTGACATCGCCGTTCTCGCGGTCGAATTTGTAGATGGGGATGACTCGGCGCTCGGTGACGTTATTAGGCAGCGTCTGGCCGCTGGTATCCGTCGCCTTGAGAGAGAGAACCCATTTTTCCCGTTCGGCGGTGGGCTCGCCGGTGGCCGGGTTGATCAGGCTGGGGTCCTGGGTGTAACCGTAACTGTATTTCAGCAGTTCGACATAAACGTATTCCGCTCCACCGGTGGTGGCCGGGTCATAGGTCAGCGTTGCGCCATTCACCTGTTCGATATGACCGTCGATGTAGACCACGCCGGGAGCCAGGGTCAGGACATTGGCGACCGCGCTCACTTCCAGCCCGGCCAGGATCGAGCCTTCGTTGAACAGGATGTCGGCGATCTTGCGCCGCTCCTGGTTGATGAGATCCTGTTGCTCGTTGAGTTCGGAATCCAGCAGGTCGCGGTCCTGGTGGTAGCGGATGCGCTTGTAGTTCTTGGTCAGGTCGAATGTCTCGCGTGAGATGCTCATGATTGAATCCTCCAGTTAGATCTTGATGATCCCGACCAGCTCCACGCGGGTGTCGGAAATCTTGTTGAAGTCGGGAATGTTCTTCACCTCGTAGAGGTAACCGGGATGCTGCACCTCCCCGGTCGGATTGGTGTCCTGATGGAAGATGCCGCCCATGGCGAGATCCCCGTTGGTGCTAGCCACGTACTGCACGTCGCCGCCGAAGAAGCCGTATTCGCGGATGGTGATGCCGTTGGCCTCGGCCTCGTCGAAGCGAAAGAAGACGCCGATGGTGTTGGTCTCCTCGCCGGTTTCGAGGTAGCGCACGCCGTTGACCAGCAGCGCCCCCTCGGCATCCTCCTTGAGGAAGGTCCGCTTGTAGTAGCGCTTGCGGGCGCGTTCGTTTCTGAGTCCGGCCTGGCCGATCTCCGGCGCGGGTGGATTCTGCGGGTCGGCGAAGCTGGCATCCCCGTCGCCGATGGCGCAGTGGGTGATGCCGTCCACGGCCTGGCCGAGGAGGAGTTTGGCCGTCAGTATCCGGCCGGTTTTAACGATAAGTCCCAGTGCCATTGCTGTTCTCCTTTAGGTCTGAATTACGTGGTCTTGATCGATGAGCACCGCGAACAGGATCTGCCGCGTGTCTGTCAGCAGCCCGGCCGGAATCGCGATGCGCTGAACGGTGTCGGATCGGCTGATATGTGCGCCCGACGTCCGGACGCTGGTGTCGATGCTCCGCTGCCAGAGGCGCGTCATCCGCAGCGCCGTGTCGGCATCGACACCCAGACGTCCATGGATGACGAGCCACAGGTCGGTGTTCCGGTTCAGGCGGTTGTGGATCACTTGGCCGGTCCTGACGATCCTTGCGATTTCAGCGAGAACACCCACTTGAGCCTGCGCGGCAACTTCAATGGAACGCTGAATGCGACAGGCGAGATCCATCTCCGCTAAGATCCCGCGCAGGAGCACCTGACGGGTGTCCATTTCGCTCACCCGTGATCGGGTCACCCTCGCGGAAATATCGATGTCTATCGTAATAGCTGCCATCGGAGCTCCTTAGAGGATCGGGTTTTCCGTGCCGGTCAGGCGCAGCTTGATGTCGAGTTTGTTTTGCACCGGCGTGCCCGGGAGCACCGTGCAGCGTCGCCAGAAGGACAACGTCTGCTGGAAGGTCTTGTCGCCGAGATTGAGCGGTCCGCCCTGGATGGCGGTGTCGAGATCCACCTGGGTCAGAGCCAGGCGGTACCACACCGATTCGTCGGTGCCGGTCTCGTCGATGGGATCGAGCACCAGCCCGGTGTAGTCGTAACCGGAATAGAAAGTCGCCCCGGCGTTGTGCGCGGCCGGAGCGGTGTTGGCCACGCCCCGTTGCACGGTGAGATTGGCGGTTCCGCCGCCGCTTTCAATGAGCATCTGCTCGCCGTCGATGATGATGAGTTCGCCGTCGGCAAAGCGCGGTTCGACCAGCGCGATGCTGGTCTGCGCCAGGTCGATGGCCGAGGCGAGGCTCGTCTGCTCGTTGGCGACGTGGAGTTGCCGATCCTTGCTGTCGCCGTCGGTACCGTTGTAGCTCTCGGCCTCGGGACGGCTGAAATCCCCCTCTGAAATCTGCTGGGTCAACGCTTCGTCAAGATAGAGATGAATCGCCATGGGTTCTCCTTCAGGTGGGCCACTGGGTGGCGCGATAGTTGTTGGTGGCGGCCTCGAACCCGGCCTGCGCCGGTGCGTGCAGATCCTGCTGACGGAACAGCCAGCGGTAGGAAGGCCGCGACCAGCGGAATCCGGCCTGGTTGAGGCGCATGCGGCTGATGCGCATGGGTCGGGTCCGGTCCACGGAGAGGCGCAGACCGGTGGTGTTGAGCGGACTTGCGCCCAGCTTCATGGTTTCGACCCGATGACGCTGGAGAGAGCCCGTGTCCACATAGACTTCAAGCGAGGCCCGTTCGCCGGTCAGATTCGCATTGCTCAGATACCGGGTGTTCAGGGTGTTCGCGTTGAGCCGGAACACAGGCCCTCTCCGCCGCCATCGGTCGATCCGGTCGACGGCCAGAGTGACGTCCGCATCGCAGCCAGCAGTGGCGGCGAGCAGCAGATTGCTGATACCGCCCTGGTTGGCGGTAAGGTCGAGACCCTCGTTCAACCTGGCCCGACCAAGCTGAAAGCAGAGGCGGTGACGGGATTCCAGCGGCAGATGCAGGTCGTACTTGGCCTCCGCCCGCTCGGCCGGTTCCGTCTGGTTGCTGAAAAAGAAATCCTTCTGCCGAAAGCAGTAGCGCAGTGCGGTCTCGCCATGGGTCAGTGATTTACGGTTGAGATGGCTTTCGCCGAGCCCGAAACCGCTCTCCAGCACATCTCCTACGAAATCGCGGCCGGTGTAGATGGGCGTGCAGAAGGAAACCCGGTCCTCGCCGACACGGGTGTACGGAAGCCGCCAGTCGTTGAGGGTCCGGTGGTTCAGACGCATCCGATTCTGGCGGCCGTGAAAACGAGAGACCTTAACGGCGGCCCGGTCGATCTCCGGAATCATCTCCGTGGTGCTGGTGAGCTGCAGCAGCTCCCAGGCCTTTTGCTTGTTGGTCAGGTGACGGCAGGAGCCGAGGGAGGAATGGCCAAGGACGAAGGTCTCGTCGAGAAACGCCAGCACGATCCGGCGCACGGCGTTGGCGTGCCCGAAGTCGAGCATTGCGCCGCCTTCGATCCATTCGAGCAGAAACTGGAGCCAAAAACAGCGGGTGCCCGCCGGGTGATGAAACACCAGGGCGTCGCGCAGCCCCTCGGTCTGGTTGAGACAGAGCACGCGAAACACGCCGAGGCTGAACACCAGCCCGGGCAGCTTGGCGTTGCTGAGTTTGGAGCGAGCATTGAGGCGCAGCGCCGAGCGGAAGGTCTCCTGCAGTTCCCCCTGCCAACCGAGCGCGTCAAAGTCGCGCTCAATGGCCGGGAGGGTCCCCTTGCGGCGATAGATTTCGACCGCCTCCCGCACGCGGCGGCGCTGGCAGTCCGGCGAACAGGTGCCGTCTACTTCGAGGCCCACGAGCCTCGCCAGCAACGGCAGAAAGCGTTCATCGCAGTGATCGACGTCGAAGATAGTCGGGAAGTCGTCGATAGCCTGCTTGAGATCGTCCAGCGTTCCGGAAGGAAGGCTCAGAAAGGTGCGCAGGTCACCGGCCTCGTCGTTGTGCTCGTAAAGCGGCGGCAGCAGGCCGAGCAGATTGTCCTTGAACCAATCCGACATCAACCGGCCCTCCGCAGATCGAGGTTGACGCTGCCGAGAACCGGAATTTCGCCGTGGCGCAGTTCGATGTCCTGCTGCGGCGCGTACAGATGCATGTGGCTGACACCGCGCACGCCGTCGATCAAGACCACCAGGTCGGAGAAGTGAATGGTCTGGCCGAAGGAGACCTGGTCGAAAGAAAAGAAATCGGAAAGTGCGGCTTCGATGCGGCTGCGCACGTTTTCCAGCGGTTCGCCGGGCCAGATGTAGACCTCGGCGTCGATGGAAACGGGGCGGTAGATCGGGTCGCACAGGTTGATCTCGACCGTGATGACCTTGCGGCGTTCGAAAAACTCGGCAAGGTCCCGCTTGAGCAGCGCCGAGGGCATCCCGCCGCCATTGGGGGCGATGGCCAGTTGGACGTTGTAATAGCGGATGTTCTGACAGGCATTCGTGTCGAGCACCTTGGCCTTGGCGACGCCGGGGTAACCTTCGGCGAGCGCCTGGTAATCCTCCAGGGTGACGGCCTTCCAGAGACTGCGCAGCTCCGCCGGTGCCTGTCGGCGGGCGTGTTCGAGGGCTTCCCGCGAAGCGCCGCCGGTGGCGGGCACCGGGTTGGCGACGGTCAGGGAGACCTGGCCGCCGTCGAGGTAGACCGGGCTCAGCAGTTGGGTGATCCGGTTCGGACCGAGATTGCCCTGGTCTCCGATGGTCTGCAGATAGCTGACGGTGATGGCGCTTCCCTGAGCCGGTACAGCGCCGCTTTGCCCGTCGCCGAAAATCAGGGTGGAGATGTCGAGGGCGTCCAGGTCGGCCATGAAATGACGGCTGTCGGCCAGGCTGTCCTGGAAGTGATCGACCTCGCTCCAGGCGTCGTCCCCCACCGAAACGGTGATGGTGCCCTGAGCGATGAGGTCGCCGGTCAGGCGGAAGCGCTGGAATGGCAAGCCCGACGACGTGAAGGTCTCGGTGCGGCGCACGCCTTGCCGGGCCGGGATGTCTACCGAGAGCACGCCTCGCGGGATCAGGCCGTCCTCGACCGTCTCGAAATCCGCTTCGCCGTCACTCAGCAAGGCGCGGCAGGCCGTCCCCGCCGGAATGGTCAGATCCTTGCCGAGCGGGGCGGAAAGCCGGAAGCGCAGCGTGGTGGTGGAGGCCACCGGCGAGTCTAGCCGGTAGCCGATGAGTTTGCAGAGGTTGATGACGTTCTGGCGCTGGCGGGCCGTGGGTAGGAAGGCCTCCGCCGCCTGGGCATCCAGGTAGTAGGCCAGCATGTCGCCCACGCCGCAAAACAGATCGAGCATGACGACGCCGAGATCGGAGTGGTTGAAATCGGTCCAGCGGTCGGTGAGCTGCGGGATCTTCGCCAGCAGCTCCTGACGGATCGATTCGTAATCCTTGTTGATGTATCCGATGCTTGCGCGGCCCATGGTCTCTCCGGTTTTCGGCGGTTATGCGAGAGCGCCTGATGCTCTCGCCACGCCGGTTACTTACCGGAAGAGGCCTGGATGTGTCGGAGGTGGGATGCCTCAGAGCGGGCCGCGCAGTTGCCAGACGGGGTTGGGCTGCCCGGAGGTGTTGTTGAGGTAGTGGGATTCCTTCTTGCCTTCGAAATAGAACAGTCCGATGCGACCCGGCTCCAGCGTGGTGATCCGGTGAATGGTGCCAGCGGCGTTGTCTTCCGCCTGACTCTGGGTGTCGAAACCCAGACCGCTCGCGGCCAGATAGAGGGCATGCTCGGCCTGGGGCGCTTCGGTTTCGGGCGCTCCCTCAAACACCAGGTAATGGCCGTGGTTGTCACCCGGATCGCTGACGATCCACTTGCCGTTGCGGTCCTGAAAGGCTCCCTCGATGTAGGCGACTTCGTATTCCCCGGCTGGCCAGATGAAGGAATCAGCCGGATCGGGGCTCATCTCGGCCGCGTCGAACCAGAGCAGATTGAACAGCGAGCGCACGTCTGGCGATAGGCGCACGCTGCGCACCGGCGGCGGTTCAGGCTCGGGTTCCGGTTGGGGATAGCTGGGCGCGGGATTGTTCGGGTCTTCTCTGTAGAAGGGATAGACCAGGTTGCCGTCCACCTGGCTCTGGATCACCCGGTAGGCGATATGCACCAGCAGCAGGTTGCCGTCGATGTTCAACGGCCGGTCGTCGAAGCGCACCTCCGTGATGATCACCCGCTTTTCCCAGCGTTTGATAGCGTCGATCACGTAATGGCGCAGCAGGCCCTTGAGGACCTCGTCGTTCTGTTCGAACACCAGATCCTTCAGCCGGGAGCCAAACTCCGGATTCATGAACCGTTCGCCGATCCTGGTGCCGAGGATCTGCAGGATGCTTTCGCGGATATGCTCGTGCTCCCGCGAGGTGGCGGTCGAGATCTGGGTGCCGCCGGATACCGACTGAAACCGGAACGGGTAGCGCAATCCCTTGCCGAGGAAATCGTAGCTCATCAGATACGCTCCTCGCAGTCGATGCCGCACTGTCCCGAGCAGCCATTTTCCGAAGTGTCGTCGTCGATAGCTTCTCCCGGGAACCGAATCACCAGATCCAGACCGCTCTTGAGTCCCAGATGAATGGTGCCGTCCGCCTCGATCAGCCCGCCGTGGCCGGACAGGCCGCATTGGAATCCCTTGGCCCCGCCGGAGAGCAGACGAATGGCGATGGTTTCGCCGATGCCCTCGATGCGGCCGATGCCGATGATGTCGATAGGTCCGGCCGGATTGATCAGGGTGATGAACCGCTCCCGGTGATCGACGTCAAGACGGATGCCCTCGGGCAGATCCACCGCGATGCGTTCCGCGCCCATGGCGGTCGGCTCGGTCCCGGCAGGCAGTCCGCTGATACCGGCCGCTTCCTGGGTCGAACGCAGATAGGACTCGACCAGGGTGTAAAGGCGTCCCGGGGCGACCTCGATGGCCGTGCCGGGTCCGGGAGTGACGACCTGCTGTTCCCCGGCGTCGATGACGCAGATTCGCTGGTCGTCAGTGGTCCGCAGGATCATGCCGTCGGGCAAGGTAAAGAGCCGGTTGCCGTCCGGCAGATCCCGGGGCTCGGTGCCCGCTGGCAGCTCGACGAAGGGATAGAAATCGGGCTCCGGCTCGACCTGTACCTGATCCAGATACTCCTGCGTCCTGGCCTGCTGGGCCTCCAGATAGGCCTGGGCCTGGCCGCGCATCGCCTCCGAGGCGGCGTGACTGGCCTCCAGCAGCGTGCGGATGCCGGAAAGTTCTTCACGGATGCCGGACAGGTGATCGCAGAGCGCCCGTAAAACATACTGCTGTTCGCCGGAATCGGTTTGTTCGATGGTGGCCTGCAAGTCGGCGGGTTCTTCGGAAATCATGGACAACCTCCATTACATGCCGACATTGGCGGGTTGGGATTGATAGCTCATGGCGTTGACCGGCGTCACTGTCCCGGTCGCACCGTCGATTTCGAACACGGTCCAGACCGTGCCCGGGGAGTTGGGAACGGTGAAGGTCTGCTCACGGCCATCGCTCAGGAACACTTTCACCGATGCTCCGGACTGCGCCAGGCCGGTGCTCGGATTGGCGTTGCGGTTGGTGTAGTCGTGGACCGCGTAGCGGTAGACGCCGGGGATGAGCCGATGGATGGTGATGGTCTCCGGCCCGTAGGAGCTGGTGTCATCCACGTCCAATTCCGCCGCCTCGTTTTCGATGGTGTGGGAATAGAACACATGGAAGCGGCCGCCCGATGGCGTCGGTCCGGTGAGATGGGAATCGAGATCCCTGGGGTTGAGTCCGCACTGCAACACGATGCGGGCGACCTGGCCGTCGAGTTCGGGCGAGAGAACGATCTGGATGTCGCCGGAGGTGTTGGGGTCGGCGTTCACCCAGCCATGCCAGGCGATGTATCCAGACGCGGTGACCTCCACGTAATAGAACCCCTCGGGCACGGTCAGCTCGAACCCGCCATAGGCGTTGGCAAAGGTCTGGTATGCAGCCGGGCCGGTTTCCGAGCGGCGGAATTCGATCAGCGCGTTGCCGACGCCGCTGGTGTTGAGGGCGTTGACCACCATGCCGCTGAGGAAGACCGTGGCTCCGCTGGCAAAGTCCGGGTGGTCGGCGAACCAGGACGGATCGCGGACCTCCACCAGAACATGGCGGAGGCTGTCCCGGACCGAGGATCGCCAGACCATGAGCACGGCGTTGCCGATGGTCCAGCCGCAGCGAATGACGCCATCCGGCCCGATCTCCGCGACCTCCGGGTTGCTGGAGGCAAAGACCGGGGCGTCCACGTCGCCGCGCAGGGAGAGCGGAACCCGTTGCTCGAACTCGCCAGCGGAGAGGCGGATGGAGCGAGGCTGAACCTCCCAGTGGCTAAAGGCTGGCGGGGTATCGGTCATGAAGGGACATCCACCGGTGCGGAGACGCCGCCGCCATAGACCTCGACCTGGACGTGACGGAGGCTGAGCCGCTCGGGCGAATCCCAGACCAGGATCATGGCCGCCCCGGGAACGAAGCCGCACTCGACATTGCCGTCCTCATCGACACTGGCCACGTCGGGATTGGACGATTCGAACACCGGCGCTTCGGGTAGACCACGGATCGAGAGCGGAATGCGCTGGACGAATGGGGACCGCGAGACCCGGATCAGTTTCGGGAAGACATCCCAGTAGTGCGGTTCCTGCGGCTGTTCGAGATTGTTCATGGCGTCCCCCTCAGTTGTCGATGGTGTCGGGACTGCCGGTGACGATGATGGCTCCGCAGGCGGTGATGTCGCCGATGCGGGCGTTGGGCAATCCTTCGGTGATGGTGTCGAAGCTGCCGGTCACGATGGGCGTCACGCCATGCCCCGGGATGGGACAGACGTGCAGATCCCCCATGCGGGCCACCGGCATGCCGTTGTCCAGCGTCCGGCTCGCCCCGGTGATAATGACGCCGCCGTGACTGCTGATGTCGCCGAGTCGAGCCTGGGAACTCATGGGTTCACCTTCAGCAACAGATGGATCAGAAAGCCGACGAGTCCGCCGATGGTGCTGCCGATGGTCAACACCAAGCCGACGATCTTCCACATGGTCTCGGTCCCCATTTTGGAGCCGACCCGGGCATGCAGCCGGTCGATCTCCTCGGCGTGCCGGTGCAGATCGGAATAGATCGAGCGGACCAGCACCTCGACGTTTTCCTTGTCCGATTTCTTCTCGATTTCACGCTCGATCTTCTCGAGGCGGTCCTGGATTTCCCGGCGGTGGCTTTCGAGGATGCTGCGGAATTCCTCCCGCCAATGATCGAAGGTCCGGGCCAGCAATTCCTCGCTGGCCGAAAGTCCGGAGGGCGTTGTTGTTCTTTCTCCCATGCAATGCTTCCCTTCAAGTGTTGATCAAGACGGTGTTCGTCGAGCGAATGATGATGTTTCCGGCCACCCCATCCATGAACACGAGGCTGCCGGACTTGTCGGTGGCGCTGATGCTCTCCTGGCCGGGCGCGGCGTTCATGCGCACCACCTGACCGGCCTTGTCGGTGAGCCGGATCTGTTCGGCGGCGGCGGTGGAATCGATGAGGATTTCCTGGGTGCCGTTGAGTCCCCAGATGTGAACCTTCTCCCGACCCTTGGTGGTATCGATGAGGATCTTCTGCCAGCGGGAGCGGCCCTTGTCGCACGAGAGGATGTGGACCTTCTCCTTGTCCTGCCAGGCTTCGAGGATCACCTGCTGGCGGCAGAGGTCGGTGAGCTGGATGCGGGCACGGGAGCCGACGATCTGCGAGGCGATGTCGAGCTGGTCGCCTTTCTCGGCGTCCTTCGTGCCTCGGCGCAGGGCGTTGCCGCTCTGTATCTCCGGCTTCACCTTCCCTTCCATGGTGAGGATCTGTCCGGCGCGGTCGATGATCCGCAGCAGCTCGTCGCCGTCGCGGTCATCGGCCAGGATGGTGTGGCCGGTTTCGGTCTTGAGCAGGATCTTCAGGCGCGGACAGTAATACGGCGGATGGCCGTGGTACTTCTTGTGTTCGAGATCGTCGTGCCGGTTGGCCTGATGCTCGACCTTGTCCTCGCAGTCATGGCAGAAGGCATTCGCGCAGGTGCGCTTGGATTCCTCGGGCTGCTCGCCGGGATTGCTCTTGGCCAACCAGACCCCGGTCCAGATCGGATACTGGACGACGCCGCCCTCGAACTCGGCCCAGACCGAGGCCCCTTCCTCGGGGACCAGGAACATGCCGGTGTCGTCGTTGCCGCCGTAGGGGAAACAGGGAGCGGCCCATTCGGACCAGTTCTCCCGCCCGCTGCCGAGCACGGCGGGGATTTCCAGCCGGACCCGGCCAAGGCGTTCGGGGTCGTTGTTGTCGCGCACGAAGGCCCGGTACTTGCCGTACCAGCGGTTGCGGTAGCGCTCCTCGGATTGACGGTCGCGGGTTTCAAGCATGCTCCGTCTCCCGTTTTCGACTGGTGTCCCAGGCCAGCCAGCCGCCCAGGCGAACCGCCCAATACATGACCTGCCTTTTCCATAGAGGCACGCCCAGGGCCGCCATCAGTTCGAGAAAGACGCGGTCGGCAGCAAGCCGCGAGACCTTGCCGGTGTGGTAGAGGTAGTCGTGAACGACGGCCGCCGGGGAATATCTCCCCCAGGGCGGCACCACGCGCCAGAACAGGCGCGGCACCGAGGCGAAGTCGGTCTCGAACCCAGCGGTCACTTCGATGATGCGGCCAGCGCCGGTACGGACACGGAACGGCTGAGTCAGCCTGGCGGTCATTCCATTGGGAAGTATCTCCACCCGAAGCGGCCCGGAGAGACCCAGCGCGGTGCCCGAAAACAGGTTCTTGGTTTCGGCGCTCATGACCGCCACCTCGCCTTGCCCGACTGGCGCACATCGAGATGCACCCAAGAGGCATAGACACCGATGCCGCCCTCGCGGAAGAGCGGGATCTCCTCGGCGATGACTGCCAGTTCCTCGGGCGAAACGCCTGCGGGACAGCTCACGTCGGCCGCCATGCCCAGCGTGTGGAAACTCTGCTCCGCGCCGCCCACCGCCTTATTGTGCCGGTTACAGCGGAAGCCGCTGGTGATGGACAGCGGTTTGCCGATGCGGTCGCGCAACGCCTGCAGGGCGTCGACCAGGTCGGGATGGACCGCAGCCGAATGGCCGCAGCAGTTCTTGCCCTTGCAGGCGAATTCCGAACGGTTGGAATTCTTGCTGAGATCACCCATTGCCGCCTCCTTGTGTGACCGCGCCGGAATCCGCGTCGATGGTCACCATGGCTGGCGGCTCGTTTTGCGGCGTGGGCGGGGCCTCCTTGTCGTTGGGTTTGCCCTGGGACTCGGCGGACTTGTCGCCCGCGCCCTTGCCGAGGGCGTTCTTCTTGAGTTTGAGTTCGCAGAGATAGCCAGCGCCGCTGATGCTGTGGCGCACCGAGTGGCAGTAATAGATGCCGGAAAACTTCCGTCCCACGCCCTTGATCTCGACGTTCTTCTTGGCGCGTAGCTGGGGAATGCCGATGGTGGCCGCATCCGCCTCGACCTGGCGCAGCTCGGCCTCGCGGAATTTGCCTTCGGCGTTGTCCTGGGCGGGCTCCTGGCGCGGCTCTTCGTGAAAGCCTTCGGAACGGTCGAAGCTGGGCACGATCTGCCCCGTCTCCTGTTCCTTGAAGCTGCCTTCGCCGGTGTTGCCATCGACCAGATAGGTCTGCTTGCCCAGGGCCGTTCGCTCGGGCGTGCTGGCGTTGTTGGCCTTGTGCTCGACCACATCCTTCTTGCGCGGGTCGATGCCGACTGTTTTGGTCTCGACACCCGCGCCCTTGGCTCCCTGGGACTGGGTGCTCGGACGGAACGAACGCAACAGGCCTTTGGTGTCGGTGAAATATTCGAGGGTCAGAAGCGGCGTCTGGTCGAGCTCGCGGGGATGGAAATGGAGTTCGTCGTCCTGGACGTAGAAGACATAGCCGCTCACACCGTCGCCATCGCGGTCGCGGGCCTTTTCCGCCAGCTCCTTGAGGAACTGAGCGTCCGAGATGTTGCTCTGAGTGACGCGGAGATGGTTGCCTTTGGTGGCCGTAACCACCGGCGTGAGGCCGTTGGCGGAGGCGATCTGCTCGGCGATTTCCGAATAGAGGATGCCGGGAGCGGGTTTCTGCCAGACCTTCTGGTTTTCCTTGCCCGCGAGTTTGAAGCCCTTGTCGTAGGCCTTGATGCGGATGGTCGGGTCGCCGTTTTCCGGAAAATCGTAATCGATGTCTTTGATGACCGCCTTCTTACGCGGAGAGAGGTTCCCCACGTAGCCGAAGCGGGCCACGATCTCATTGCCTTCCTGGAACAGAGGGTCATCGACGAACTGCAGGTTGCGGTCGGTCACCGACAGTTCGAGGATATCCAGCTCCTCCTCGTTGTCGGTGAAGACGAACGAGGTGATCTCCTGGGTGATGTCCTTCGAGAGGGCTTGCCCCTCGATCTGAATCAGAAATGTCGGTTTGAAGGTATCCAGATCCATGCGTCTCTCCGGCGGTTCGCAGTTCCCTGCTTACTTACCGGAAGGCATGGCGAGGTGTCGGAAACCTCAGTCGAGCAGGCGCATTTGAACATGTTCGCGGGAGGGAATGCGCAGCGCCAGGCCCGGCTCGAGTTCCAGCGGAAAGAAGATGTCGTTGTAGTCGCAGATGATCCACCAGAGCCGGACATCGCCCAGATAGCGGTGCGCGAGCAGATCCAGGCGGTCGCCTTCGACCACGGTGTGCAGGCGGTCGTCGTATCTGGGGGTGGTGTCGATGCGCTGGCGCATGCCGAGGGAGGTGCCGTCGCTGTCCCGGTAGAGAACGCAGCGGGCGTATCGGGAATCACGGCCGATCATGAGCGCACCTCCGACCAGTTGATGGAACGGTCCACGTATTCCTCGAGGACAATATCCACCTCGGCCCGTTGCGGCAGCAGGTTGTCCCGATCGAACAGGCCGAAGAACCGCGCCTTCACCTGCCGGACGATGCAGGTCACGCCGGGATAGAGATCGCCGAAGATGAGCAGCACGCGGTGCGGCGCATTCTTGAGCATGGTTCCGGCGTGCTCCGGGTATTGCAACGAGCGGAGCCAGTCGACCTTCTGCTTTACCGGCCCTTTGAACAGCTCGACCTTGAAGGCGATCCGGCGTGGTTCCCCAGCGACGTACTGGTAACGCGGATGGCTCATGCCGGGGATCTTGATCGTCGCGTAGTCGGTCGACTTCTCGTCGCTGATGGAGTTGGGGTTGTACTGGAATTCGAGCCGCTCCCCCGTGTCGGCATCCACCAGATATCCCTTGATGGGCTGTTGATCCCAGGCCATCCTTACACCTCGACAATCTTGATGATTGGCTTGCCCAGTTGTCCAGCCCGGTCGAGTTCCCGCCGCATGCCGCTGGAAATACCATTGCCGGTGAACGCCCACACCTCGTCGCAGCACTCCATAAAGGCCAGGCCGCAGGCGATACCCGTCTCCCGCTGCTCGGGAACGCTGTCGTCGGTGAAGGTCGGATACAGCAAGTGCGGCGCGAACGGCGCGTGGCCGCTTCTCATGACCTGGCGGCAAAGTGCCTCGGCGACCTTGACGTTTCGGGTTATGTCGCCCGCGAACGGGCTGCAGACAAAGATGCGTTTCATCGGTCCTCTCACAGGGTTTCGTAGTTTCTGATCTTCCGCTCCCGCAGGTCCTTGTAGACCGCCTCGGCCACCTTCCGACCATCGATGTTGGTGGTCACGCTCAATTCCACCGGGCGGTCGGCCAGGCCATCGAGGCGCGAGAGCAGGGATTCCAGCAGTTCGCGCACTCCCGGACCGGCTTCCTCTCCGCGCATGGGTGTCGCGGGAGCGGTGCGGGCCGGAGCGATCAACCGTTCGGAAGGCACCGTCTCGGTGAGTCCGGATTGCAGGGGCTTCGCTATCGGAGTCGGCGCGGTTGTCTTGGGCCGCTCGATCCCGGCCGGAGCCAGAGAGGCATCTCCGTTTTCCAGTGGCGGTTCCACCGCGAACGGCTGGATATAGCTCTTACTTACCGGCTCGACGGCCGCTGCGACGGTCTGCACGATGCCGTTCATCGGTTGCGGAGGCGGCGCGGCAGTGGCCATGACCGGCTGGAGCATCAGCATGGCGCTCAGGGCCTTGGGCACCAGGCGCTCGTCCAGACGCGGCACGAGACTCAGCACGCTTTCGATGATGCGTTGCCCAATCGATTCGGCGGGCTGCGCAGCTCCGAGTGTTTGCTTCTGCTCGGCCACCTGCGGAATCGGGGTCTGGACTCCCAGCATGGCACGAGCGGAGGAGAGCAAACCGTTGGCGATCCCAGCGCTTCTATCCTTGATCGCCTGAATGCCCGCGCTCGCGCCAGTGGAAAGCCTCTGCCAGAGGGTTTGCCCCTCGGCACCGGCGTTGGTAAAGATTCGACCGACAGCCCCGGGGACGGCCGACAGTGTGGCAACGATCCGGTTGCGGAGATTGACGGCTCCCGTGGACAGAGCGTCCCAGGCGTTGACCTGGGACGGCTTGAGCGCCAGCTCGGGTGTATAGCTAAACAGGGATTGTTTGAGACCGCCGAAGATGGCACCGGCCTTGGCCGCGACGGTTTGAGCCCCGGAGGTCAACCCATCCCAGAGTTTTCCAGCCATGCGGAAGGGAACCGAGGCGGCGTCCATGAGGTTGCCGCCCGCCGTTTTGATCTGCTGCCAGGCTCCCGCAGCAGCCGAGAGAATCCCGCGAGCGGCGAAGCCGAACACTTTTGCGGGCAGTGACTGAGTAAGGCTCATGCCCTCGGCGAGGGTCTTGAGCAGCGCGGAACCGGAAGCGGTCAGGCTGGAGAGCGGTCCTTCCCGGGCGTCGGAGAACGGCAGCAGATTGCGCAGCTTGCCCAGGGCGTTCTTGAGCATGGTGAAGGGATAGGTCACCGCCGACCAGATCCCCTCACCCAGGGTGATCAGCAGCTTCTTGCCCGCCTCGAAAAAGGTCGTGTCCCCGGCGAAGAAGGAGCGCACGGTGGCAAACAGATCGCGCAGAGTGCTGATGATCGGCAGGTTCAGAATCGCCTGGCCGATCTGTCCGGCGGCGTCGGTCACCAGGCGGCCGATGGAGGTGAAGATGCCGGAAATGAAATTCCAGACGCCGACCACCACATCCCGCGCCCAGCGAAACGGGGTGGCCAGAAAATCGTAGACCGCGCCGCCAATGGCCTTGAGGCCGTCGAGCAGGGAGATGTCGCCGCTCAGCACCTGCCAGACCGCATAGACGATCTTCCCGGCGGCCACGAAGGCCTCGCCGATCATCCGCACGGGCAACAGGAACTTGTAGATGAACTTGGCGGCACCGACCAAGGTGCCGACGATGATCTTGCCGACCCAGACCACGCTGCGCACTACCACCGCCAGGGCTCGCACGATGAGCGACAGGTTCCAGGCCACGATCTTCAGGGCGAAGGCCAACCCCTGAAGAAGCACACCGGCGACAGTGCCGATGACTGTGCCGAACGTTCGCCAGGACGAACCGTCGGTGGCGCTGGCGGCCACGCCGAAAATCTCCACCACCGAAAAGACCGCGCTGGCCAGTGCCGCATAGGCGCTCATCAGGGTGCGGACGGTCGGCTCAAGGATGGCTCGGATGCGCCCAAAGGCATGAGAGAACGCGCCCCACAATCCGGCCATGGCCTCACGAACCCGGTAATAGGCCTTGAAGACGGTGACCACGAAGCCCAGCAGCCCGGCGGATTCGAGCTTCTGTGCCAGTTCGGCCGACATCTGACCCACGCCGCCGCTGAGCGAATCCACCAGCTCTCTGATCCCCCGGAACGCCAGTGAGACCTTGTTCCAGGCTCCGGTGATGACGTCCTGGATACCGCCGAAGTTGGTTTCCCAGGCGCGTTTGAGCAGATACACCGAGAGGATCACGCCCGCGATGATCGCGATGACGGGCAGAAAATAGGTCGCGACCGCCGAACCCACCCCGGCCAGCGCGGCGCTGATGGCCACGAACCCGGCCTTGATGGCGGGAAGCATGAGTCCCACCATCCCCACGGCGGCGGTGACGGCTCCGGCCACGACCAGAATGGTGCCGAGGGCCATGGATAGTCCCAGGATCGCCCGGGTCACGCCCGGCATCGATTTGGCCATGCGCTGCAGGAAGAGAATAACGCGGGAGACACCGTTGATGACCGGTGTCACCACCGGCAGCAAGGTGCGTCCCAGAATTTCGCTGAGGTTGGCCATCTGCTGGCGCACGAGCACGAACCGGGCTCCGATGTCCTGGTTCATGGCGTCTGCCATCTGTTCGGTGACCACCGTGCCGGTCTTCATGGCGCGACCGACCGACTGGATATTGCCCTCGAGGGAATCCACTCCCGCCGACATCTGCAGCAGGAACTTGACCGCCTCGTCGGAACCGAAGGCCTTCTTCAGCTTCACCTGGGCGGCGGCATTGGAGAGATCGGGGAACTGGCGCTTGATCTCCTGCAGAATGGGAACCACGCCCTTGAGGCGGCCGCTGGTGTCGATGAACGACAGGCCAAGCTCGTCACCGGCCTCGGCCGCCTTCATGATAAACGCCTTGTACAGCGTGCCCGCCTCGGAGCCCGGCATGGTGGTTTGAAGCTGACCGAGCACGGCGAGCTGCTCGTTTAGCGGGATGTTGCTCGCCGCCGCGACCGCGCCGATGTTCTTGATGGCGTCGGCCATCTGGGTGCCGTTGGTCTTGAACGAGGCCACGGTCTGCGCCATGGCTCCAGAAAAAGCGGTCGCCCATTCCATGTCGTTCATGTCGGCCATGATGGGTTTGAAAATCCCGTAGGCCGTGGTGAAGGTGCCGACCATCTCCTGGGTGGTGGCCTTGGTCGCCTTGGCGGTCATGGCGGCCATGGAGGTGAAGACGCCCACCGCCTCGTCGCTGAGGTTGGACAGTGCCGATTTCACGTCATAGGTGGCGGTGATGAAAGCGGCCTTGTCGGCACCGGACCACTGGTTGGTGAAGGATTCGGCGGCGTCCTCGATGGCCCGGAGGTCCTGCACGCCGAGGGACGCCAGCTCGCCAAGGGCCTTTTGGGTCGCTGCGGTGGAGGCGACTAGAACTGCGGGCGCGGCCATCAGGGCCAAACCCGCCCCCAGCATCATGGTGCCTTGCTGGATGCGGTCCATGTTGCGGGTCATCCGCTCGCTGGCATCGGCCACGGTGGAGTCCAGATCCATCATGGAGCCACGGATGCGTTGCGCGTTCTGCGAAAACGCATCCTTCATCGATACCACTATGCCCAGTCCGAGATCACCGTTCATTTATGCCGTTCCGTTTGCTCTCGTTCGAAATCAAGCTGCCGCTCAAGAGCCTCGACGAACTGTCGCCTGACTCTGAGCGTCAGTGAGCGGGTTTCCGAATAGCCCCAGTGCAGTCCGCCGTAAGCGAGAAAGAAGACGTCGCTTACAAGCGAACTCCGGGGAACAAAAAAGCCGGTTCCGCCTCCAACCGGGTGCGGATTTTTGTAGCGCAGCCGTCGCATTCCATCTCGACCGAGGTGTCGATTCCGGCGTCCACCCGCGACATCTCCTGGCGCAGGGCACTGCGGTCGCGCATCGACATTTCCGCCAGGCTTTTCTTGGTGGGTGCCTTACCGTCGATGTCGATAATCCGGATCAGCATGGCCGAAGTGATATTCGGCTCACGCAAGCTGGCCAGGCGTTTTTCCTTGTTGCCGTCGAGATAGCCGAAACGAACGGCTTTCTTCGAGCCGGGTAGTTTGAATTCGAACTCCCGCTGTTCCCCGTAAGGCGTGACCTTCAGCTCTTCGAGGTTGACGGTCACGTAGTTGGTCATGCGGCAGGCGGTGTTGGGGCAGCTCAGCTCCAGCTCCACCTCGTCACCGAGGGAAATCTGGCGCAGACGGACGAGGGCGAACAGCCGGTCTCCAGAGAGCAGGTTCATCACCTCGCCGATATCCGGGTCGGTCTTGTCGCCCAGCTTCACGAAGCAGTTGCGAAGCACCTGGTTTATCGCCTCTCCGGAGCGGATCAGGCGCTGGTTGGTGAGCAATTCTTCTTCGGCACCGGTCATCTCCCGGAGCTCGAGTTCGATGCCGCCTGGTAGTTCAAAGGTGTACATGGTCGATCCTCCGGGTTAGGTCCAGTATTGGAAGCAGATGGTCAGCTTCTCGATGGTGTTTTCGGTGTTGCCGCCTTCGAGCTCGTCGTATTCGAGCGCCTTGACCCAGGCACCGTGCAGGGTCCAGCGGCGGGTCTCATTACCGGTGCGGTCGTAACGGACAACGTCGATGTCTCGCATGTAGTCGGCCGGAAGACCACCGGTGACAGCGTTCACGTCCACCTGTTTCTTGATCCACTCGCGGGCCGCCTCATCAGAGCCGTCCTGCAGGTTTCCTTTTTCGAGGGTTATGTCCTCGAACTTCACCCGCCCCGCCACCTTCTGGTCGAACATCGAACCAGCCGGGGCGAAGGCAACTTCCTCGAATTCGGTTTTAGGCTCCTGTCCCTTGTGGAACAGGGCCACGTCGAAGCCGTTTACCTCGATGGCGAACTGCCAGTTCTGGTAAAGGCTCTTGGGCATGTTTCCGCTTCTCATAGCCGTGTTCTCCCGTTAGATGATTTCTTTGAAGTCAGCGCCGGTGCTGGTCAGGATGAAGTTCAGCTCGATGAACTCCGCCGTCTTGGTCGGCTTGACGAACACGCGGGCCACCATTTCGTTGCGGTCGATGACTGCCGGGGTGTTGGTCTCCTCGTCGCACTGGAAGGCAAAGTCGTAGAGACCGCCTTTGTCCTTGATGTCCTGCAGGAAGGGGTTGATCAGGCGGCCGAGGGCACGCCAGGTCTGGGGATGGTTCGGTTCGAACACCACGAAGCGGGATGATTCCGAGATCGCTTCCTCCATGAACATCATCAGGCGGCGGACATTGATGCGGTCCACGGCCGAGGGCTGGCTTTGCAGTGTCTTCTGCCCCCAGATGTTGATGCCAGTGTCGGGGAACACGGCGATGACGTTAACCCCTTCCGGATAGAGCACATCGCGCTCGCCACGGCTGGTCTTGTAGGCCAGGGAGAGCGTGTTGAAGATGCGGCCCCGCTCGATACCGGCGGGCGCGTTCCAGACGTTGGTCTTCTGGTCGCTGCGGGCGATGCATCCCGCCACCGCCCCGCAGGGCGGCACCAGCTTCTTGCGCGAGTTGACCGGATCGCTGATCTCCAGCCATGGGTAGTAGAGCGCCGCGTAGGAGGAGTTGAAGGCCGCGTGGCTGTACATCCCTTGGCCCTTGCGAAAGTCGACCGCTTCGAGCGGCTCCAGGTGCATGGGCGTGTCGGCGATGAACAGCAGATCCTTGCGCCCCTCGGCATAGGCGATTCCGGCGTTGATCACCGGCACCGTAGTGACGCCGGGGACCATCAGCAGGTTCAGGGCGTCGATCTCGTCAAAGCCATAGAGGCCGGTATGCTGCGAGGGATCGCCGATGAAGTCTGCATCGGTCAGATCGGTCAGCCCGTTGTCGCCGCCGGTGAGCGTGAACACGCCCAATGCCGGACGGTCGCCGGGCGTTCCCGACGTGGCGGCCAGATCCTGCACCAGGATGAAATCCGAGCGGTCGTTGATCGCCAGCTCCACATGGTTGGGCTGGGTTTCGTCCATGCTCAGATCCTTGAACACCTCGACCACATCACCTTTGTGCCGGACCACCAGGTTGAAATGGTTGGCCGGATTAAGGGAGCCGTCCTCGATGGAGACGGAGAGCCGGTCGCCCCAGACGCCTTCGTTCACGGCTTCGATCCGCAGAGCGTCGGCGGGCGTCGCCTCCCGATTCTGCAGGACGATGGAAGACTTGAGCGCCGTCAGCGTGTCCCGGTCGGTGGGATCGGTGAGATGGGCGATGCGGTTGACATAGAGAACCGAGCCGCCGTTATCGAAAAACGCCCGGGCGGCGTAGGCCAGATAGCTTTCGTTGATGTAGGAGCCGAAACGGTTGATGAACTGCTCCCAGCTCGTCACCAGCACGGGCTTGTTGATGGGGCCTTTCTCGGGCACACCGACCATGGCGGCCGACGAGGTAGAGATCTGCTTCACATAGAAACTGAAGTCCGTTTCCCGGGTGTAAATCCCGGGCGATAGATAGGTCGGCATGGTTATTTCCTCCGCTTGCTGGTGGTCTTGGCCTCATCGGTTCCGGCGTCCTCGGTCGCCGTGAGCGTTTCCGGTTCCAGGGTTGCGCCGCCGGTCAGGTCGGTGAGACGCACCAGGCCGCGTTTTCCGGCTGTCCGGATCTCGGCGGAGAGGTCCTTGCGGGCGATGCTCTTGCGCTCTCGCGGTCCGAGGTGGACGGTTCCCTGGCCAGAGAGGTTGAACGTCAGGGGTTGAAACTGCAGATTTCTGATTTCGATCACGGTTGTTCTCCTTTACGGTTGAATGGTTCGTTGTTCTGTCACGTCGCCGTGAAACTGGAAGGTCCGATCCCGGATCAGCTGACCGTCGCGCAGGTCGCCGTCGTACACCGGGCAGGATTCGATGCGGATGCGTCCGGAGCTCTGCCGGAGATTGGAGAGGTTCACCCGGGCCAGACCGCCCAGAGGAACCAGTTCCGTGAGGTTCAGGCTGCCCTGGTCGGCGATGACGATCACCGGGTGGAGTTGGATAAACCGCGACACCGACTCGTGAAACTCCAGCAGCTCAGACTCCCGGCCCACGGTCACCACCAGATCGAAATCGAGGTGATAGAGCCGGGGAAATCGACACTCCTCGAAACTCAGCTCCGCGACATTCTTCTCGAACAGGCGGCTCTGGCTGCGGCGAAAACGGTCTTCCGTCAGCTTCGGCCCCTGGAGGATGACGCTGGGGGTGCGCTGGACCTCGAACAGGTCATCCGGGAACACCAGCACGGTGTCCGGGTGGATGACCTGCTTGGCCAGGCGGATCAGTGTTTCTGTGACGGTCTGTATCGTGCTCAAGGGACGCCTCCGTTTTCTGCCTGGTTACTTACCGGAAGCGCTGGCGATGTGTCGGAGGCTCAAAGCGCGGAGCGGATCGCCTCGCGATAGTTCTGGAGGATCTGCTCGCGGTACTTCTCCATCACCGGATGCAGAAAGGGTCTGGCGGGGATGATGATGGTCGCGCCGTTCGGATGTTTGATGGTGGCCCCGTACTCCATGACGGCACCGATGTTCACCATGTCTTCCCCGTCCTTGTTGACGGTGCCGCGCAGCAGGCCGACGAACGCCTTGTCGGCCATGATCTTCTGGGTGATGGCGTTGACGAGAAAGCCGGTGTCGATGAGCGCCTTGCTGGAGCCTTTGCGCTCGATGGTGCTTTCGGCGAGTTTCACGAAAGCCTGTCCTCCCGGGGCCTGGGAGCGAATCCCCCGCTGGATCTCACGCACCAGAAAAAGGGCGTTGCGGATCGTGGCTTGACGCAGAGCCGTGGCCAGGCGCGGCCCCATGCCGGTGGTCAGCTTGGTGCGGGCCTTGTCCCAATCACCGGTCCGCCTAACGCCCATTGAGCTTCACCAGTTGCAGGTTCTTGTGAGTGACGGTCCCGAAGAAGTGTTCTTCTTCCACGCTCTGTATGCGATAGGTTTCCCTGTCTGCGGCCAGGCGGTCTTCACCATGAACGTCGGCATCCGGAAGGACACAGGCGAGCGCGTCGATCTTGTCGCTCAGCTCCTCCGGCGGGGTTTCGTTCAGTTCGAGGGGGATGACAGAGACTTCCGCGTAATCGGCATCGTCGGTACCGTAGAGCCGCTCGCCGGGGACTACGCGCAGGATGCGTGCGGTCTGACCCGAGGAGAGGATCAGCCGGGCGACGTCGGCCACGGCTTCTGCGCGTTCCCGGTCATTCAACAACATCGAGGTCGATCCCTTGTTCGTAGATGACCGGCGTGAGGCCGCCCGGAGTCAGGATGTAGGCTTCCCGGTCGAGCTGGGTGGCCGGGCGCAACTCGGTGAGCCGCTGGCGGTAGTCCGCGAGCAGATCGGCCTCGAGCTTGGCCCAATGGCCAGGCTGGCCGGTTTTGTCCACCCGCTTGTCGCCGCTGGAAAAAGAAAAGGCGTTGGCGGTGGCCGACCGCATGACCTGGCAGGCGTGGATCTGTGCCATGATCACCAAGAGCTCCCGAACCTCTCCGGAGGGATCGGGGATGATCTCTCCGGCCGTTACCGTCAGCGTTTGGTCAAGATCGCGGCCGACTCGAAAAACGGCCTTCCGGACGCATCTATCCAGAGTCTGGTCCTCGAAGAGAGATGCGCCCGGATCGGAAAGATCGAGCCGCAGGTCGGCGATCAGATCACTCAGCAGCACCTTGCATGCCCTCCAGACGGCTCTTGAGCGCGTCGATCACCGTGCGGCGTTTTTCGGTTTCCATGTAGCCCTTGAGGGTCTCGGGATTGGCCTCCTCGTTGACCTTGGAGATGGCGTCGGTGGCGGAGAGCTTGCTCAGATCCACCGGTTCCGCGTCCTGGTTGGGCTCGGAACTCACGACAGGTTCCTGCTTCGGTTTGTCGGCCATGGCCAGGCGTCCGTTTTTCAGGGCAGCCTGGATTTGTTTGGTAAAATGTTCCACCTCGACGACCTGTCCGGGCTTGAGTTTCAGCCCGGCATCAGGAATGACCAGGATACCGGGTCGGATGTTCTTGATTCGATTCATGTCACGTTACCTCCCGGATTACGGAACCAGTTTGATTTTGGCCATGATGTCGGGGCGGGTAATGCCCTGGCCGATCTCGGACCACACCAGCCAGCCGGTTTTGAAGCGGGTCTTCTGGTCGATGGACTCCGTCTTCAGGTTCTCGCGAACCGGCATCTTGCCGACCTCTTCATCCGGGACGATGATGATCTCGTCCAACGGCATGGAGGCGGTCAGCAGAATGCCGCCGGTGCCGTAGTTCTTGATGACACCCTTCTGGCGCAGCTCGAGCTTGGTCTGGGGATCGAGGTTCCAACCGCGCATGTCGTTGAACCGGCGGCCGCGCATGACGATGTACTTCACCGACAGCTCCAGGTCCTCGATGATCGAGATGGCCTCGTTTAGCGCCTCTTCGGTGAGCACGTCACCGGCGACCTCGATGATGTTGGACGCCGGGATGGCCGAGGACAGCACCGAAATGGTGCGCCGATCCATCTCCTTACGAATGGCGTCGGCGGCGCTGGTCTGGATGTCCATCAGCGTGCCGATGTTGCCATTTTTGAGGACGGAAACATCCACCATCGGATTGGAGTGGATGCGGTTGGTGGGGAACTCGACCTCGTCCTTGCCCACCTCCTGTTCCTGGGCGTCGCCATCCTTGCTGATCCAGTGGGCCTTGACGGTCGGTTTTTTCTGGTAGACCGGGCGTTCGCCCTTGGGCAGCGTGTGCTTGGTGAGCAACAGCGAGGAGATCTCCTTGCGCTTGATTTCCTGTTCGATAGGCGCGGCAATGGCGGCGGCCAATGCCCGCATACCTTCGGGCGACTCGAGAGCCTCGCTCATGAGCCGCGCCATGGTTTCCATGTATTCCTGAGAATGAATCTTCAACTGATTGGTTTTCATGTGCGTTGGCTCCTTGGATTAGACGAACAGGCGGAATTTGAGAATGCCGCTCTGTACGGAGATGGCATGGGCGACCTGGCGTTCTCCCGCAGCGATACCGTTGGTCAGTCGACCGTTGGCGGAGACTTTCAGGTCATCCCCTGCGACGATAGTCCCTTCGAAGACATCGGTCTCGTAAACGCCGCCGTCGCAGTAGATGCCGGGCATCTCGCCACCGGCGTAGTCCTTGATCAGGATGCCGAAGGAGCGTTTGGTGGGGTCAGTGTTGACGGCGAACAGGTCGTTGCCGACCACGCGGACTACCTGGCCGAGCTGGCCGTCGCCCTGGATGTGGCCGTCGCCATAGGCGAGGCTGCGGTGACACGGATTGATAAATGACATGGTGTTTCCTCCTTATGCGTTGATTTCCGAGTGTTCGGGAGAGTCCTCGCCGACACGGTTGCGGTAAGCGGCCATGAACCCGTCGCGCAGACGGTCTTCGAGCGACACCTTGCGGTCGTCCACATCGTGGGGTCGGACACCGGCGTCGCTGCGCAGCGGTTGTTCCGTCGATGCCTTGGCGGCGGGCTTGTCCCCCTGGTCATTGGCTGCGAGTTTCTCTTCCTTGGCCGATTTGGGCAGACGCTCGTAGGCCGCCTCGGTGGCGGTGAAGGCTTCGTCGGACAGTTCCGCCAGGCGTTTGAGTTCGGCGTCACGGTCCACTTCGGAGGCAAAGGAGAGTCCCTGCTTCTCCAGACGGGTCAGGAGCTTCTTCGCCCGGGAACGGCAGGCTGCGGCTTTTTGCTCAGCTTCCAGTTCCTGGACGCGTTTCTGCAACTCGGCCACCTGGGCCTTGAGCTGCCGGTTTTCCTTTTCCAGGTCGGAAACACGGGCAGGATCGCCTTCCTGCTGGGCCGGTTTCTTCTTGGCCGCGTCTGATTCAGTCTTGGCGGCCGGGTCATCGTTGGGTTTGGTTTTGTCTTCCATCGTGGAATCTCCTTCGGGTTGGGATTGGTCGGGTTGGCTCTGAATCGATGCCACCTGCAGAATTCGGGCGTTCTCGTCCGCACCCTTGCGGTCGAGCAGGCCCAGTCCCGTGAAAGTGACACCCTGCAGTATTTCGAAGACGGGTTGGCCGTTGAAATCACGGCCCTTGAACTTGCGCAGGTGCGTGCAGTAGTCGGCCTTGTTTTGAAAGCGCTTGTGGCAGACCGAGCATTCGCCTTCCTGGTAATCACATTCCATGGAAACCTGGGAGATGATCCCGCGCTTCATCAGCTTGTAGGCGAGTCGAGCCGCCGGTGTGTCGTGGACGTACAGTTCGCCGACGCATTCGACCCGGCCGCCGTTGTCGTCTTCCAGATAATCGGCGGCGACGACGCCACCGACGATGTCGTTGAACTCCTGAGAGTGCTGCAGATCGACCTTCTTGTTCACGGCCGTCATGTGCCGACCGGACAACTCCTCGGCGGTGAAGTGGTCGCCGTTCTTGTTGGTGCCGGTACGGCAGAGCACGAAACTGAACTGGGGGTCGCCCGGTGCCCCGACATCCATGGCTTCGGCAGTGAGGCGTTCGCTGTCGCCCAGCCGGATGTCCACGGGGATGCTGGTGTGGAAATTCGCAGCAGCGGCCAGCGGCACCGGTTTCATCTCTTGCTCCGCTTTGGCTGTTGAGCCAGGGATGCAGACGAACAGCCGTTCCTTGGCGTTGGAGGCATCTCCGTGCCTGGAGGTGATCGCGTAATGGTGATCTTTCGATTTCATCTGGCTTTGCTTGCCGAATGAACTGATGATTTTCTTCATCTCCTGCTCATTCGGATAAGCGTGATCGCGGTAGGAGATCAGCCAGTGTCGGATGTGCTTGGCATTGCCGAGAAAGGTCTGGAAAAACTCGCTGGCATTACCCTTGGTGACCGTCTTGTGGTCGGTCTCGTAATACTTGACCTTGGTGTCGGCCTTGATCTCGAGGCCGTCCCAATAGGTCATGAGCCCCTCCACGAAGTGGTAGGCTCGCTCGTAATTGGTGGTGGAAAATTCGGTGGCGTAAGGCGGGTCGAAATAGGCCAGATCCGCCTTGGCCTTGGGCAGCAGATCGTTGATGTCTTGGCGGTGGGCCTTGTTCTCCTTGCCGTTGTCGAAGACCAGCGCATTGATGCGTTGCAGGTTCTTG